ATAGGTAACAACCTTTCTGACGTACTTGATGCAGGTACAGCAATATCTAACTTAGGTGTAGATACGTTGCTAGATTTAAAAGCTCCCTTGGCAGACCCAGACTTTACAGGAGAAATATCTGCTGACCAAGTTAAAATAAACAGCACAGATTTTAAATTAATATTTGACTATATAGACCCACCATATATTTCTGGTGTTACACTTACAACAGCAACAACTGGAGGAACAATTACGGCTGGTACATATTATACAACAGTAACTTTTGCAGATGCTAACGGATATGAAACAGAACAATCTGTTACCTCAAACTCAGTCACAACATCTGGCTCAACTTCAACTATTACAGTTAATGATTTGCCAGTTAGTCCTAATTCAAATGTGACTAAAAGAAGAATCTACTTTGCTAACACAAATATTAATCTTCAAATAAAACAGGATGTGAATGATAATACATCGACATCTGCTGTAATCACCTCTACCACATCTGGGGGGATTAATATATGGAGAGGTAAGACATTTAGTAATGTTTTAGGTTTCGGTAATACTATGGGTGGCCACATCTTTGACGAGAACGGTGATTCTATTCTATCAGTAGGCAAAGAGGGACAAGTTAGATTCGAGAGCTTACATGGGCACCTTGTAGTGCCAAATAGAAATTCAACATCAGACGGGTCAGGAGGATTGATTGTATTTAATACAGATGATGAGGAAAGTAATGTTGAATATGGAGCATTTGAATATGTGAATGATGTTCTTGAAATTGGACATAAAGGCAGAGGTTCATTTGCCTCAAGAGAAGTAAGATTAGTCTCATTTCAACCAGGAGTTGAGTTTCGTGCATCTTTACAAAGAGGGAATAGTCTTGCGGGTTGGTTCAATATAACCGATGGGGGAACTTCAACTCCAGATATTAATTTTGTTAAATACGATCCGGGCGTATGGACCGCCTCATATGGAACTAATAGAATACTTAACTTAACCAACTCCATAAATATGTCTGGCTCTTCGGGGTATTCTATTTTTGAAATCAACGTCATAGAAAACACTACTGGTTCTGGGGAAAAAACCCTTGCAAATTTTAAAGTAGGGGGTTCAAGTAAGTTTACAGTAGATAGCAGTGGTAATGGATATTTTGCTGGTAACGTCGGAATAGGGACGACATCACCAACTGCAACACTAGAGGTTTACAGCACTAATGATAGTGTGGCTAATTTTCGTGGAAATGATCATTCCCTTGTATTTATTGAAGGTTCAGGGAGTTCTGAAAAAAGTCTTAACTTTACTACAAATGGAGTAAATGGTTTACAATGGAAAGTTGGATTAGATAATGCTCCTGCGCAAGATGCTGGTAAGTTTTCAATTAAGAAAACTAATAATGCATCTGCTGAATTTACTATTGATACAACAGGTAACGTCGGGATTGGGACGACGACTCCCGGTGCCAAATTGCAAATAGATACAGGAGCAACAGGAACTATTGGTCAGATCATCAAAGGTTTTTCAGGGCAGACAGCTAATCTTCAAGAATGGCAAAACAGTTCAGGAACCGTTTTAAGTGTCGTTAATTCTGTCGGTAACGTCGGGATTGGAACGACATCACCAAGTTCAAAACTAACGGTTCAGGGTGATACTGTATTGAATTCAAGCAAAACATTGAGCCTCAGAGATTCGGATGGATTCGAACGGTTTTACGTAGCAGATGATGGTACAGTTCTATTTCAATCGGGAAATAAAAATGCCGCTTACTATATGTATTGGTCACCAACCATTGCTGGTGGTGCTGGTGGTCTTAGCATGTCTAATTGTGGAATTTATCTTTGGGGTAGTGGTAGTAAGCTCACATCAATAAATAGTCCACTATATTTGAACGGCTCACACACAAGCGGCAAAGCCGTCTATATGTATGCGTCTAGTCCATCAGTTCCAGACATGGCTGTTAAGGATGGAAGTGTAGGAATCGGCACCGGGACTACTGCCCCTAGTGCAAAGTTAGAGGTTGTTGGTGATGCTTTAATTAGCGGAACAGTTAACGGCAGAAATATCTCAACAGATGGGGCAAAATTAGATACGAGGTGGGGAGATGAAAAATTAACGCAACTACACGACGTTACCTCGACTTATTTCTCGGCGTTGAATTTAAACGGTGGATCTAGTTCTACCACATTCGGTAATCAATTATGTGGTTCTACCGCATCTACTACTACGATTGATTCTGTTTCTGTCATTAACCATATAGGCCAATCTTTGAATTATATGAATACAGCGATGCAAGGTTTGGCATGGAGAAACCCCTTTACTGTAATACATACTGTTGCATGGTTGGTCGTTACCTCATCGACTCTTGTGTGGATGCGACTCGGATCTACAAGTGTTTACCATGTTAACCCACCACCAGCTACCCCCGATTACGTTTCGGCTGGATGGGTAATAACTGAGTCTTCAACCTCACTAGTAAAGTTCAAGGCGTATAGTTATTCAGCAGGGGTCATTTCGTATGGGGATGAAATAACCACATTTTCTTTTATCGTGGATGGCCCGTTGAGTTTTATTACCACTTCCGATGGAACCACAGTAAAGGTTGTTGTTGTAAACGGGTCTCAAGTCAAGAGTGGTGTATCTCAAGTCTCGGCTCCATCAGAAAGTTACTCCCATTCCGTAGCATCAATTGGGACCATAAATGATGGCATTACTGGAAGTGCCGGAAATTTGCGCTTGACTGGTTCGGTAAAATATGGGCCAATATATATTGATGTCTAATATCTATTGATTTCTGGAACACCCTTAAATCGGACGCGACTCTTTCTGGTTCCATGGGAGAAGAAATTAAAAACATAAAAAATGACACAAGTTTGATACCAGCCATTTTATAACATGAACAGTACACCACAAACCGAGAACGCAGGTTCCGAAAGACCAGAACAAGAAAACAACCAGTTTACACCAGCACAGGCATTGAGCAATCTTTACCTCGCATCAAAAATGGCACCTCTTACGGCGAATGATCATGATGTTTTGAAGAACTCCGCGATTGTATTGCAGAACATCATCACGAAAGAAAAAAATGATTAAACTGCTCTCAGTTGCGCTAATACTTGGAAAAGAAGTGGACTATCTACTTGGTAATTTTTAAAGCTTGTAATTAACCAATCCGCGAATAAATATTGATATATGTCAGATACACCAACAACCAAAAATAAAGATTCCAAAGCACCGGAACAAGGAGAAATCACCCCAATTCAGGCACTGAACAATTTGTACATGGCATCAAAAATGGCACCTCTTACGGCGAATGATCATGAAGTCTTAAAAAAATCAGCAGTACTTTTACAAGAATTTATAAATGGTCAGACTGTGGATTCTAATTTACCAGTGAGGTAATCCTTCACACAAGTCTGGAAAATCTCGATACATTTGGTAGAATAATTTTCTTCCATATCGAAAATCTTGGCACCCAAATTAAACAAAACAAATGGACTGTGGGTTGCAATAATGATCTGATAGTTGTCAGAGAGTCCTTCCAAGAGTCTGAATAATTCCATTTGTTTAGGTAAAGACAGTGCTCTTTCTGGTTCATCGAATAGAAGAGTTACCTTACCATTTTTCGGAAGTGTCTTGATATAGTTTCCCTCTGGTGTGCTACCATGTAGAACAGGTGGTGATTCGATGACATTTAAGATTTTGTTGATTTTCTGTAGACGATACTGTCCAGATGATGGTTTTAGGGCCATGGTGTCCATATGATCGTCTCCGGTGCTGATACCGTCCTCTGACATCTTTTCATTGGAAAAGAACCATGAGAGTCCATCTACCTTCACATCACCCTCATTAAAGAAAGATGGTGTTCCGTCCCACCCAACATTGGCCAAACAATTCCCCGGAGAAAAAATATTATAGGCATGTGGGAATTGGTCTGCCCGAGATGCCGAAAAGGATAGTTCCTCACTTATCTGTGACCAACCACCCTGACGAATCCCACAATATGCCTTCATAATCTTCAAGAGGCTAGACTTTCCACAACCATTTGGGCCGAACAATACATTCATTTTATCGGTAAAGGTGAATGTATAATTTTTTACACACTCTAGGTCGGTTGCATAACCTTTAAGAACTTGGATATTATCGATCATTTTCGTCCCTTTCACTGTAAAAGATGTCGATACCGTGCATATCTCGAAGTAACTGTCTATGGTAATTATCCACGGTTGCTTCCATATACTCTTTGATTTTGATGGGAGATAGATCTACATCATCCAAAACAATCCCTCGTTCTTCGGCTTTGTCATAAACAATGTTGATAGCATCATAAAGACATATCCATCGTGCTAGTAATTCAGCATTGGCATTCGCCTTTTCCCAATATTTTAGAACATCTTCTTTTTTGTGTTTGGCTCTATAATAGATTTGTTTTTGTTTTGGTTTTGGTTTTGTATTAATCATTTTTTATATCATAAAAAATTTATACCACAATGTCAATACAATTAATCATTTTTATAGGTATCGTTATCGATAATATCATTCATTTCAACGGGAATTCCTTGAACCGTGGGGTTTTCAAGTGGTTGAGAAATTTGGGCAACAACGAACTGCATCGATACCAGATTTTTATTTTTACAATGATCACATACAAATTCGATTCGCTCGGATTGATCTGGATTGAAGATCATGACATTTTGTTTTTTACAATACGCACAATCCAACAAGGTTGATAAATTTTCTAGCTTATCGAGTTCTAGTTTTTTACGACCTTCTGATAGATAATGTTTAAAAATCGACCCGAAAAATGAGAATAAAATGAACTGTAGGACGAAGAACAGTATAAACGCCGCGAAAAAATTGACACCAAACAAGAAGAGAGCAAATGCACCAATAAACGATGTTGCACTGGTGATGGCAGTAGATTGTAGGGTATTTTTTATGGTTGGGTTAAACTTCATTCCACCATCTTATACATCTTTTGAATAAAGTCAATTCTTTTTAATACTTTTCTTCCCAGATGTGGGGACAAAGGCATCGGGAGTAGGTTGCTGGGCAATATTTCCGGCATTTTCGATACTCATACCAACTTTTTTTACAACCATTGCAGCATCTTTTGTTGCTCTATACAACTCTAAAAGTGCCTTTTTCTGTTCATCGGAGATAGACTTACTATTTTTAGCGCAGTTTGACATCTTTTTCATGGCAACTTCTAGGTAAATAAAAGCATCTACTAGATCATCAACAATATGATTTAATTCCCAAGGCATCGAAGACGGACTTTCTGGAGTCGGTGCCGCTGCCAGAATACTATCGTTGTTTTGTTGTCGATTAAAGTTATTAGCATTTTTCTTCTGAGGAATAAAATCTTTTCTGGGTGGTGATGATGCCGCTGGATAAGAATTGGGTCCATAAGATCCCATGGCTTCTTTTAAAATTTTATCTAATCTCATTACAAAGATTTATGATGCCAATCGACCAACTCTAGAAACGTTTCCACATCTGGTGCAAACCCAATGACACTCTTTAATGACTTCTTTGGTAGTGTGATCTTTTCTCTCTTGAACTCTTCCGTTTATAGAAGCACCACAAAAAGAGCACGGCATTGGTCGGTTTTCTAAAATTGGGTAACCGTAGGATGTTTTATTTGACATAAAAATACTTATCTACTTTCGATACGCTTTCAACATTTTCAATTAAATAGCTGGTGTGTTTGGGGAATTTACTGGTGGTGTGCTAGTTTGTTGGGGTTTTTGGGTTTGCGATACTTGTGGAGGTTCGGGGTTATCACCACCCAAGAGTTGTCCAAATGCTTCCAATTCATCAGGTGTTAGATTTAAAGGTTGGTTATTCTGTTTTGCCAAGGTCCATTTTTGCATTAGAGTATTTATATGGGTTTGATCCAGTTTTGGTTTTGGTTGGACACCTTGGGGTTGTGTTGTGGTTTGCGATGGATTTTGTGGTGTTGCCATATTAACCAATGCTTCTTTATATACGTTGTCGAATTTCATGTGTAACTAATTATCATCGATTGATCCTTTTTGTAGAGTTAAAAGTATAAATAGTTAATATAAATTATGGCATCTAGAACAATTGCATCACCCGGTATTCAAATTAATGAAGTTGATTTAAGCATTATCGCTCGTCCTACAGCCGAGACTAATGTTTTTATGACGGGTTTTACACCCCAAGGACCAACTGATGAAATCATAAATGTTGGTAGCACTAGTGAATTTGAGGACATTTTCGGTCAACCAGAAAACTCGGCAGAAAGATATTTTTACCATTCCGCCAAACAAAGTTTAGAAGGATCTGCAAATCTTTTGGTAACTCGTATGCCTTACGGTTCGGGTGCTGGTGCTGGTTTTGCAAATAGTTATAGTGCATTGGTTTACCCTTTATCTTCTAACACTGCTAAGTATGCAACTTCCACTGAATTTGTTGTTCTCGAACCATATTCGGTTCTTTTGACCAACGCAGAATATCAAGATGTGGTTGATGGGAGCATCAATTGGAATGAGGGATATTCTACTGGTAATATTACCGATGCTTCTGGTTTGAGTAAAGCTGGTATCGTTGTTTTGGATTATGCAAAAACAACCATAAACAATATCTTTGAAGGTTACTATGTTGGATTTGCGGATAATAGCAACAACAACCCTGCCACAAATTTCGACGCTCTTAGTGGTGTCAAATCTGTAAATTCAATCACAAACAACAAGTATCAAAGTTTTACATATGTACCACCTGCTAGAATGTCATTCACCTTGACAAGCACATATTCTGCATATGGTAGTGGTTCTATATCTGAGGCAATTGAAGCACTTCCTACCGGATTCGATTTTGGCAATCCTTCTTACACGGATAGTTTGACATTGGGTATTTTTAAACTTCGCCCATCGATCTACAACCAAGATACTGTAACTCTCGATTATATCACTTCCGAAGGATATACCGGTTCTTTGAATAAAAACAGAACTCAGAATGATCCCAACGGTGGATCACCTAAGACATTTTTCTTGGAAAGCATGGTAAACCTTCGCTCTCCTAGTTTTAAGGTTATCACGAACCCATATATTTCATCTAGTGGTGATTGGACAGCACCGGATGGTAATCCACAAAAGACGGTAACAGTTTCCGATGGTGCCAAGAATCTATATTCTGCTGGTATTTACGCTACCGATACAGATAAAAGCGCAAAAGATGTCGGAAATGTTCCGGCAAAACTCCAGAGAATTTTAAGAATCTTAGAAAATGCCGATGATGTCAGAGTTGATGTCATTCCGGAAGCTGGTTTAGGAACTGTTTGGGTTGGTGCTAAGGCTCGCCAAGTTGCTTACTCGACACAACCACAGATCTTTGATGATACTTTTAATGTTGATTATAGTGTTCTTAAATCTACAGACGGGTCTATCGTCGGTGGTGTCAGAGATGATTATCTATCAATTGTTAATCAGTTTGTTAGCTTTGCTCAAAATGTTAGAAAAGATCATTTGTTCATTGCTGATGCTCTTCGTTACATTTATGTAAACGGAGATAACACCAAAACAACGAAGAGAGAAAATTATATATTTTCTACCGATATCTATTGGCCTTTGAAGAATCTCTTTGCTGGTGTTGAAACATCATATGCAACGGTGTTCGGTAACTGGTTGAAATTAAACGACACTGCATCTGATAGCCAAGTATGGGTTCCTTCTTCTGGATTTGTAGCTGCTAAATGCGCAGAAGTTGATCGAACCGCTTACCCTTGGACCGCAATTGGTGGTTTTAATCGAGGATCTTTGAATGGTGTTTCCGATATTGGTGTAACAACAACCCAGAAGCAAAGAGATCTTCTTTACAAAATTAATATCAACCCAATTGCATTCTTCCCCAATGATGGATTTGTTCTTTATGGACAAAAAACATTATACAGAAAACCATCGGCATTTGATAGAATTAATGTTAGAAGATTGTTTTTATATCTCGAAAAGAACACACAAAGTGTTTTGAAATATTTCCTATTCGAACCCAATACGTTCTCAACCAGAACTCGTCTGGTTGGTGCTCTGACTCCGGTTTTCGAAAAAGCCAGAATTAACGATGGTGTCTATGACTATCAGATAGTATGTGACGAGAGGAATAATACTCCTGATGTTATCGATGCTAATGAACTTAGGGTATCTCTATACATCCAACCAGTTAGAACTGCTGAATATATTTTGGCTGACTTCATTGCTACTCGAACAGGGGTCAATTTTAACGAATTGATTGGTTAATTAAATAAAAATAAAGACTTGAAAAGGTCTTTATTTTTTTGTATAATAGTGTAATTAATACTATGACATACGATCTCAAAATTATAAACGACATTAAAACAAATCTCATAAAAACAGATGGAGAAACCGTAAATTCCGCAATTATTCGACGGGATTGGTTCAAGTCATCGGAAACATATAAAACTATATTAAAAATTACTCATTTTTTGGATATCAAAAATCCATCAGTAAGTGAAAGAATATATTGTATTATGAATGGCATAGAAAAATCTCCTACATGTAAATTTTGTAATATATACGAGAAAAGGTTTGTATCATCTAAGCAAGGATACAGATCATGTATCAATAAAAAATGCCAAAGAATGTATAAAAAATGGAAAAGTCCATCAAAAAATAAAATAGATAATTATGCTCAATTATGTTTGGAACTATCCGATAAATTTAAATCAAACCAGTATAACCTATCAGAAATCTCTAAATTAAAAGAATATATAGAGATGAAGGTAGATAGAAAATATAAAAATATATCATATGTAAATCCGAAGATTATTAAAAATGATTTCGATTTTCTTTTAAGTGCCGTATATTATACCCAAGATATATTACCACTAACATCTGATAAAACATCTTTAAATATGAGCGAACGGTATTTTTTAATAGTAAATGATCTAAAAACACCCCAAAAATGTTTGTGCGGTAATAATAGAAAATTTTTGAATTTTTATTCCGGATATCAGAAAGAGTGTGGAAATGTATGTAGGCGCGGGAAGAGGTTAATAGAAATTAAAGACAATGTTTTAGACACCCAAAATATGACAATATTATCAGATTTTAATACTCTAAAAAATAATACGTTTCAAATCCAATGTAATGAGTGCAATAAGATCCATGAAAGATCGTTAACCAATGCGCGTTGGATGGATATATATTGTCCAACATGTTATGGTGATGCTAATTCTTCAAAGGAAGAAAAAGATGTTTTGGCGTATATCCAAACCTTATATTCTGGTGAAATATTAGAAAATTCCAAAATCGATAATTTAGAAATAGATATTTTGTTACCCGATATAGGTGTGGGGTTTGAATATGATGGTCTTCTTTGGCATTCTTTTGGATCAAACTTTCCTAACAATCAAGACAAAGAAAAAAATAATAAAAATAGAGGATTAATAAAAACCAAAAAATGTGAAGAATCTAATATTAAACTTTTTCATATCAATTCAGATGAGTGGTATTCTCCAAATAATAAAGATATCTGGAAATCTATGATTCGTAATGCACTGGGAAAATCTAATAGAATATATGCACGAAAATGCTCTATTGTTAACGATCTACCATTCGAAGAAGTCCGAAAATTTCTAGAAAATAATCATTTACAGGGGCACGACAAAAGTCCTATAAGATCTGGATTATATTTTGATGGGGAATTGGTCTCTATTATGACATTTTCAAAACCCAGATTTAATAAATCATATGAATATGAACTTGTTCGTTTTTGTAATAAAAAAAATTGTGGAGTTATTGGTGGTGCTTCTAAACTATTTTCGAACTTTCTAAAAATTTACAATCCTCTATCTGTTATCAGTTATGCCGACAGACGGTATAGCGGTGGTAATTTATACAAATCGTTGGGGTTTTCGTTTAAAGAAAATACAAGAATTGGATATTTTTATATTAAAAATATCGGAACCAAAACATATAAAAAAGTATCTAGAGTTTCGGCCCAGAAACATAAACTCCCAAAGTTCCTAGAAAAATTTGATGAAAATTTGACCGAAGTTGAAAATATGTTTATGAATGAGTATAGAAGAGTTTGGAATTGTGGCAATTCTACATTCATTTATCGTAGACTGTAAGCCTTTTTATATAAGTATTTTAAATTATGAGTGGATTATTAGACCAAACCGGAATTGAAAACTTCTATGATGTAGCATCGGTAAACGATTTTGCAAGAAAAAACTTATTTAGAGTAGTTGCCCTTGGTGGGCAGAGGTTTAATCTTAATGAACTTATCTATATGGAGACAGCAATTCTTCCTGAAAGAGAGATCACCAACATCCAAATCCCATTTATGGGATTAGATTTCAATGCGCCGGGAACCGCGAAGTATCCCGGTTCTAGTGATTGGAACGTTCTTTTTCGTATGCCTCAAAACCTTTCTATCCGTAGAAAGTTAGAAGACTGGTCGAACTACATATTCAACGACCAGACATCAACGGGTGCATATGATATCCCTAATAAGGACGTTTCTAACCAAACTATCATTACTCTGATAGATAAGCAAGGAAATCCAATTAGAACATATACACTCTTCGGGTGTTATTGTCGTAAAGTCGGAACCTTTGATTTAGATATGAAAGATACTGGAACCCTTGTAACAACAACCGCTTCTATCGCATATCAATATTTCCGTTTATCTCGTTAATTTGATCTTATTTCCATAATTAGTTTTATGGCAACCGGAGCACAAAGTCCTTACGAATATTATCTAGAGCTTCTAGGTAATTGGTCAACTAATATAGCACTACCTACTTTATGGTACTGCCATTTTCATCTAGATTCGGTCAATTGTCTAAAAGGCACTCTAAATAACCAATTAGGTAATTATGAATCTGCTCTAGGAAATAATGGTTGGGGTATCAACAAGGAGAGTGTTAAACACCTGATCGATGGACGGTTACAGTATGCAACCGACAGTTTAATTGGTTGTGTATTTGCCAAACAGGTAAATTTACCGGGAGAACTCATAAAGACTAGTCATGAGGGTTTAGATTATGGTGGATTCATGGCACCAGCAACTACCAATGGTAGACGCGATGTTGAAAATTTACAAATAACTTTACTGGAGACTAATCTATCGTTTCTTGATTTAGTCATACGACCTTGGAGTATTCTAGTCGGTTATAATGGGTTTGTTGCGCGATCTAAAAAATCCATTAAAAATGTAAAATGTTCTCAATGTGATATCGTGATGTTATCAAAGGCTGGGCCTGATAATCCTTTAAGTATTAGAAAGATTTTTAGATTTTATAATATTGCACCAATGGATATTTCTGGGGAATCATATAGTCATATGACAGATGCTCTCAAAACAACTCAGGTTAATTTTGCATACGATGGTTACACGGTTCTAGGATAAGTAGACTTTTACCATTTTACTTGTAAGTTTTTTTATGCGTTACCATTACACTGTTGAATTACCATTCACCAAAACGGTGTTAACATATAGAGAGATTACCACAGAAGAACAATTGGATTTAGGTAAAGCGCAATATTCTTTTTCGGATAATTCTTTAGGATATTTTAAATTTGTTTACAACATAGTAGAAAATTGCGTATCTAATAAAGATGATCTATCTAAGATTGATATAATAGAATTTATACTATTCTCTATAAAGCTAAGAATCGTAAGTGTTGGGTCATCTATCGAATTATATAGTAAGATCGATGGACAAAATACAAAAATAACCTTAGATTTAAACACATTGTTGAAAAATATATACACTCTGATGGAGAAATATACCTACGATTTTTCACATAACGCGATTCGGGTTAAGATAGGATTCCCATATATTGCAGATCTTCCAGAATTTTTAAGTTTGGAAAACGATTCTAATTCTATATCAGAAACTTTCCCACTTTTTATCAAAGATCTTACCCCATTTAAATTTAAATTGAAATGGTCAGATTTATCAACAAAATCTAAAAGAATTGTGTTTGGTAATTTACCTGTGTCATTATCCAACGAGATTCAAACCAATATTTTAAAAACTTTGAAAGGTGCTTCCGAAGAAGATATATTCGCATTAGAAATTTTCAAAGATTTCCGAATCAACATGTATAACAACACTATTCATGAACTTATAAAATTGGTTTGTTCGTATGATATCAAGAGTATCCATAGTGAAATTTATGTATTATCGGCATTAGGTCCAAATTATATAAAAAGTTTGTCACCCAACGAACGAAAAATTTATCTTTCTCTATATATTCAGGATAAGAATACAAAAGGAAACTCGTCAAATCCATCAGAAGGGGCCACAAACGAACAGACAAGCCCCGTAGACGCTTTGGCTCTTGAATTTGGGCAAAGCCCTATAAATAGTTAAAATATGAGCACCGAAGACATTGTAGAAGAAATTGTAGATAAAAATGAATTTGATTTTAATAGTGCATTAAGTGCATTATCTGATCTGGTAGACACTTACAGTAGTGATGTATATATCCCATCAACCAAAAGTGATTTGAAACTAAGGGAGATCAATGCAAACCAACAGAAAGAACTTATTGGGTCATCGGTTGACAATTCTTTATACAACACGGTATTCATTATATCTTTTTATAAAATCCTAGTCGAATTGTTAGGTGATGAAATCCTCAAAACTTTGACGGTTTTTGATAAAGCATCACTTGTTCTTGGGGTGAGAAAACAAATTTCGGATGTGTTGATGGTTCGCTTCGATGAAAAATCCGAAGAATCTTCCAAAATTTCTCTCGATGTAATTCTAAAACAAATCAAAAAAAATTATCAACATCCCAAACCCACAAAGTTGGGAGATAAGAAATTGTCGGTTACTGTTTCTACACCTTCTATATATACAGAGTTCTTATATGAAGATCTGATGCACAAAAAAGAAAAGACTGTCAATGATATTAAGACATCACAAGATGTTAAAGACATAATTTCGAAAGAATTTCTAGGAGAGATTTCTAAATATGTTAAATTGGTTAGTATGGGTAAAGATCATATCGATTTTGACACTCTAACATTTCCGCAAAAGATTCGATTGGTTGAGAAATTGCCTAGTAGCATCGTTCAGGAGATATTATCAAAGATATCTGATTGGAAAAAAGATCTAGAAAGTTATTTAATAGTTTCCGACGATTCTGGTAAGCAAGTTACCATCAAGATAGACCCTATTTTATTTGTTAATTAACTCTTTAGGCCATAATTATTTAATATGGCCGAGTTAGACATTGATGCAGTAATTTCGAGATTAACATTTGATCCTATTAATGGGGATGATCTGTTAAAAATCATATTCCAAAATGTAGACTCATCGGCAATATCCTCAAGTTTAAAGGATACTGTTATAAATCCCCTTATCAATAAGATAAGATTTTTATACGAAAAAGCCGGGACCAATGTTCAAGATCTAACGAATAACAAGGACAAGCTCGCAAAGATATCTGAGCCTGCTGGTTTATTTGAGTTTTCGAAGAAGGCTACCTATGCCAAAGATTTAGGAGAAAAGGTTATTTCTCCTATAGTGAGCAAACTAAAAAGTTTGTATAGTAAGGTCGAAAAAGAAATTGATGATAATCAAGATGAAAAGATCGGTGCAATGGCTGATCCGACTGGTATCATCGAACTTAGAAAAGATTCTAAAGATAGGATAAAGGATGTTATCGATAAGATGACATCGCGTATATCTGGTGATACATCACCAGATATTAAATCCTATTCCAACCAATCAAATGATTCGGATAATATAAAAATATCGGATGATGGTGTTTCATCGGTCCGATTTAGTGATGGTGGTCTAAAAGAACTTTTATCATCGGTATTAACAGTAAAAATTCAAAAATCTGGTAGCGAACAAGATACATTCGATGATCCGTCTGATAAAGGTAATAATATATCGGACGCTCTCGCGCAAGCATTTGAGAAAATTGGACTTTCTAAAAACTTAGAAAAATTAGAAAGAAGTAATAATTCTATAATAGATGTTCTTAAAGAGTTAAATTTGGACCCCAACAAGACTATGGGGATTCTGGGTATGATAGCCGCTGGTGCCGCTCTAGTAGGTGTGGTGGGGATGTTTTGGGGTAGTCATATCAAGCCATGGATCGAAGAAAAATTCGGTATTAAATTTGATTTTCTGGATAAATTTAGTGGTATATTCGAATCTATAGAAAAATGGTTTTATGTTGGTGGTGCTGCCGCTGGTGGTGCTGCATTAAGAATAGGTGGAGAAATTTTTGAAACTGCCGGAAAACTTGGTGAGAAAATGATAGGGAAAGTATTTTCGGCTCTTCTAGGCGAAGGTGCTGAAAAGGGGTTAGGCGCAGGAACTATGAAGCTATTATCAGGAGCAACCGTTAAAAAGATTCTAGGTAAAACTTTAGGCAATGTTGGTAAGGCCGCTTTGAGGGGAATTCCTATTATCGGATCTTTGATTAGTTTGGGATTTGCTATTGACAACTTTCAAAAAGGCAACACAACCCAAGGGTTATTGGATTTATTAAACGGAGTAGTTGGTTTAATCCCCGGTGTTGGTATTCCATTGAGTTTAGGTGTGTCTGCATTGCAAATAATGCTAGAAGTACAAACTTTAGATTTGGAAGGATCTGAAAAAAGTTCTGCACAGGCTAGTATGGTTTGGAGCGGCATTAAAGGTATTTGGGGTACTCTAAAGAAAACTCCGTTCATACAGACCTTTGTGAATTTAAGCGAAGGATTATATAAATTAACTACTGGTGATTTTCGTGGTGGGTTTGAACAATTGAACGGTGTTCCGGTTATCGGAACTATCATTACACCCTTTATGGCGTTCTTTGATAATATAGAACACACAAGCGAAGGTGGATTGAGTTTCAACTTTAAAGGTTTTATGAAGGATTTCAAACGCAGAACACTTCGTGGGTTATTATCATGGTTCCCGTCAGTATTTGGATTTAGATCTAAATTAGCCGATATGATGGGAATGGGTGATGAATTTCGACAAGATGAATATGACTCGTTAGAATCATCCGATGTAACTAATGCTGAAAATAATGTAAAGAAAATGATAGGCTCTTCGCCACACTCTCAAGATCGAGAAAGTAGTATATCAAAAAACATAGAAGAACTGAATAAAAAATTAGAAAATTCTAAAAAACAACTTGAAAATGAAAAGCTTAAAAATTCCGAAATAAGTAGTCTAAAGGCTGTGTGGGATGGTGAATATTTCGCAAACAAAGAGGGTAGTATGGAACAGGATGTTTCATACTATGCATCGCAACTTAATAAAGAAAGGGGATTATTGGAATTAGAAAAAAGTAAAAAGCGTGTAAAAGCCGATGACTTATTCTTACCATCGAAGAGTGTTTATAATCCGTCAAACAATACCCAATATGATTTGGCACCCGATGATAATGTGTTGGCTTACAAATCTGGTGGTATGTTGGATACAATGTTAGGTGAGATGAAGAATGCAATTCTAACCATGAGTAATACCATTGTTGGTATGCAAAAATCTGATAATTCTCAAGGTTCCAACGTGAACGTGAATAATGTATCAAACGTAAGCAATGCATCAGGTGGTGATAGTTCCATGAGTGGTAAACGCGATCCTATATTCGATTCTCGAACAAATTATTGGAGAAAATATCCCAATGAGAGAAGTTTTGCTTAATTATTTATATGCCTGATGTTTCTGATAATACAACCACCAATCAAGGGGGGAGTTCTATGATAACAGAATCCGAGACTTTGAACCAAGCCAATGATCACACTCGGGGGGGAGGGTTGTATAATATAGTTGATAAAGAAGTTGTTATAAAACTATTCGGTCAAACTGTAAAGTTTACATATCCTTATGCAAAGCATAAAGGAGATGGTATTATAAATCTACATAGCCAATTTCCGTGGTGTAATTCATCTATGGATAAATCGGAGGTTCCTGCCATATGCGCCCAAGAATTTGAATTGACATGGGGACAAACCGTGACAAATTTACAAAGGTTATTGGAGGGTGTCGATGAATATAGTGGATCTAAATCTTTAGATACTTATCTAACAATGTATTCAGGAAAACCAACAGGATTTACATATTATTTTCCACATTTATTAAGGGGTGGAAGCAGTCTACGAGAAATTTCTAATACTTGGTCAGCGGGAAATGATTTTAATCTAACTGGTTCGATGTTGAAAGGGTTGAAGGGTAGATTTGAGTCGATTTCAGGACTTGTTGATTTGGGCGAAGAAATCGCTGGTGGAATTCTCCCCGGTTTTGGTTTCGAAGATACTCAAAAATATGGGGGAACCGCTCCTAAAACCGTAACAGTTTCTTTCCCGTTATATAACACCGTCGATACCAAGTCAGCATTTAAGAATTATTGTTTTTGTCTATTGTTCGCGTTTCAAAATCTAAAAACTCGAACAACTATGATGACTTATATTCCACCTAAGTTATATAAAATTTACAATGCTGGATATAATGGTGGAATTTATATGCCTTCTGCTACTGTTTCTAAATTTTCGGTTGAAGGTATCGGAACAACCCGAGTATTAGATGATCAGTTAAAGGATGGGTTAACTAACTCAAGAATATTAATACCTGAGGCTTTTAAGGTTACCATAGAATTTCAAGAAATATTATCTCAAAGTTCTAATATTATGTTGGGGTCAATGGGTGGTCAACAAGTTGAGGTTATTAATGATAAGGGAGTAGATAAAATTATGGATGTTGCTTCTAATATTACCAGTGGTGTAGCAGATGGTGTAGCAGCTATTTCTAATAAATTAGGAATAACACCTCCCGAACCTACGGTGTCTACCGATACTAAACAATTATATAAATAATATGAACAACCCAATTTCAAACCCTAATAAAATGTCATCATATCGCTTTGAGAATTTCTTTAAAGTTTTTACAGACAATGATTACGACTGGTCATTTTATAATATATTGAAAAATATATCGATATTTCCAGCCGATGACCCTTCGGTCGAAGATGATTATATTATTCGTCCGGGTGATACGTGGGTTTATATTTCATATAAATATTACAATACGATGGATTTATATTGGTTGGTGATGGAATATAACAATATTAGAAATCCCACGAAATTCCCAGAAGTAGGCACAAAAATCAAACTTCTTAATGCTTCGTATGTTTATCCGGTTCTAACAGAACTAAAGAAACAGATTGATAGATAAGTAGTTAAGTGGCAAGAAAACAGAAACCCATTCCAGTAGTTGATGATGATATTCTAATCAACGGCCAATTCTATAAAGGTAACGAGCAGTTATTAAATAAGAACGCAAAAATAGGGTTCACTCCAGAGATGTTGGAGGAACTAAAATCTTGCACGAAGAACGTTTTATTCTTTGCAGAAAGACATTTTAATATCATCACCGAGGATGGTCGAGAGGTTATTAAACTTAGACCGTTCCAGAAAAAAATTCTCAAGAATCTTAAGAATTTTAAAAGACATGTGTTGTGTTGTACTAGACAGGCAGGTAAAACCACAATTGTTTCTGTATATGCTCTATGGAAAGCATGTTTCTTTGATCATCAAAGGATTGCTATTCTTGCAAATAAAGGGGAAACTGCCGAACAAATTTTCGAACGAGTTAGAATGGCCTTCGAGAATTTACCAATGTATCTCAAACCAGCCGTAAAATCTTGGAGAAAAAATGGTTTCGATCTAACTAATGGTTCGAGTATCATCATTAGTTCAGCATCTTCTTCTTCTATTCGTGGTAGATCGATTAATTGTGTGTCCGGTGATAGTATAGTAACAATGAGAAATAAATTAACAGGAGAAATTTTCAAAATTCCTATGAAAAATATCCCAGAAAAAATCGGTGGGATAAAATATTCGGATACCGAATTTATTTTAGATGATTAGCTGTATGTCGAATCGTCAAGAATTACCTATTGGTTGGATGAAAAGAACCGATCATACAAAAACAAAAAAATGATATGGCAGATGTAACAAATTACAAAATATTTAAAAATGATGACTTCGAAATCTTAACCAAAGATGGATTTCAGGATTTTAAAGGATTAATTGTTGGGAAAAATATAAATAAACTATTATTAACATTTTCGAACGGCAAATCATTATTATGCACTCATCATCATAAAATTATGATAGATGATTTAAACTTTATTTATGCACATGATATGGTGGTCGGTGATCACATTTTCGGTGGACATATATTGATATCTTCCGAAAATGTTGAGAACGATGAGCCTGTATACGAATTTCTAGAAATTGAAAATAATCACACTTATTATGCCAATGATATATTATCCAACCAATGTCTGATCATTGATGAAGCTGCACATATTCCAAATGATTTGATGAAAGAAATTTGGAAATCTGTCATTCCTACCATCTCGGCCAATAAAAATGGAGAAATTATAACCATCTCAACTCCTAACGGTGCCGATAAAGATAATAAATTCTATCAATTATATCTAGAAGCTCAAAAAGAAAATAGTATATGGGCACTAATGTTGGTAAATTGGTGGGAAATTGAGGGTAGAGATGAAGAATGGAAAAAACAGGAAATCGAAACCATTGGATCTTTACATGACTTTTTACAAGAATATGAAAATTGTGTAAGTGGTGAAAGTATTCTAGATTTGATAAGTATTGATAACGAATACACCAAAAAATCAATTGAACAACTCTATATCGATATGTAAACTCGATAAAGGACTTTATAGTTCCGTCCCAATCAAACGAGAAAACGCAAACACCAAAAGGAGAGAAACCAATTTTAAATTGTATGGGAATTTTTCACCAAATACTTTTGGGGTATTATCCCGATGGTTATTGTCATGAGACCAATACTATCTACGAACTATATAAAAGATATGATAAACAGAAGAATTCTGATAATAGACAATCTGAAATTGTCGAAAACTCGGGTGTAATTTTGTAATCATATGGGATATTAAAAAATGAAAAAAAACAATAAAGGTTATAAAATTTTAACACCATCTGGATATCAATCTTTTGATGGTATACGAAAAATAAAAAAGAAAGTATATAAAGTCGAAACCGAGACTAAAATTATTCGGGTTACTCTGGATCATCCATTTCAAGTGGATGGTAAAGTTGTTTTAACCAGAGATTTATCTCTATGGGATATGTTAGAAACTAAAGCGGGTAAGGAGATGGTTTTAGATATAAGCCCAGATGGTGAAGAATGGGTTTTTGATCTAATAAATGTAAAAAATGGAAGTATTTATTATGCAAATGACATATTGGTTCATAACTGTTTCCACCCTCCCGGTAAATCTGTCATTGATCCTGCCTTATTGGAAAAGCTAAAATCTCAATGCAATGAACCAATTTTGGTTACTGATGATGGTGCATACAAAATATATACACTACCGAAACCCACAAGTTTTTATGTGATAGGCGTTGATGTAGGTGAAGGTATCGGTCGAACAAATAGTGTTGCTCAAATATTAGATATATCTGATTTAAGAAATATTGAGCAGGTTGCTGTTTATGCGCGGAACGATATGAGTCCCTATGTGTTTGGAACCCGTTTAATGGGCATTCTGAACGATTGGGGACGACCTCCGATAGCAATTGAAACAAATAATTACGGTCAACAAATATTGGATGTGTTGAATAATACACACAATTACGAATCGTTGGTGACTTATAGACCGGATGGTCAATCTTCGCACTACAATCGCGAAGGTCGATTGGGAATCTATAGTCATACAAATACCAAATATAAAGGTTTGACGAATTTCCGATATTGGATCGATAGTATAAAGGCCGTTAAGTTCAACGACTTGGATACTCTTATCGAAATTTCCGAATTTATCCAATTACCAAATTACACATTTGGTAAAAAGAATGATTCTGATAGAGATGATCGCGTATTTGGATTAGTTTGGGCATTGTTTATGTTAGAACCATCATTAACCAGAATGTTTTTCAACATAGTTGAAACCGATGAACAAGGAAGACCCTTGATTATTACACCATTCATCGACAATTCTGATCTAATTAAGAAAAGTCCAATATTTAGTGGTGATGTTAATGTTTATAAAAAAGAAGAAAGTGTGTTTAATCCGTTAGCATTTATGCCAACCGCCCCAGATAAAGATTCTACATTAGCAGATGAGGAAAGTATGTTAGGAGGTTGGTTGCTTAAATGGGAACCCACCGATAAACCGTTGAACGAGTATAAACAATACAATCCAGAAATTATATGGAAATCTGATGATGTTATAAAACAAGAGGAAAGATTAATCGACGAAGATAATTCTAATAGACCAATTTTTCTATTCTAACTAATTATTTCTATGAATCAAGCAATCCTAAACAAACAACGCCATGATAAATTCATTATGGTTTTGAGTATTCCACCGATCATGCGAGATATAATTGATGTGGTGTCAGATGATAAATTTGACCCGGATTCTTTACAATTTTCGTGCTATGGTTCCCCGGTCCCTAATGTAAGTATTCCATCTATCGATGTTCCTTATGGCGGTCAGGTGATAAAAATATCTAGCAATTCTCGACCAGTTTTTCCATCATTTGTATTAACATTTGTCATCGATAATGGTTGGAGAAATTACTGGATTCTATTATCGTGGTTAAACTTGTTCAACGATCAAAAAGATGGTTCGACTAGCTATAACCATGGAAATAGATCCGAATCAGAACCTTATGCAGCAGATAAAAATAATATACCTTTCCGCGATATGGTATCATCCTTTAAGACCTATGCAATCGATGAGTATAATAAAAAAATTATGGGGTTTGATTTTACCAATGTTTTCCCAACAGAAATAAGCGAAATTGGGTTTTCCCATCAAGACCCATCTGAAATTATTTGTAAGGCATCATTTGCCTTTAACCAACTTCATCCTAAGTTAATTAGAGATATTGATAAGAACAATTGTTAATTTATGAGTAATATAGAAGACATCGTAAATTCTCAGAAAGATGAGAGTAAATTACATTCGATTGATGATCAGGTTTATTATTTCGAAGTGTGGATATATAATCAAATAGTTGGGCAAGATCCTTTTCAGGTTCCGTATCTCTTTATCGATTCCTTATCTATAGAAGAATCTATAGAAGATTTCAACACCAGTGGATGGATCGTTCTTAATAATGATTATGAGATTCTTGAAAGGTTTTTTCCTAACACGTCTAAGGCACCATTTATATTTAGGACCGATGGTCGGAACAAAATTCGATTGCAAATATACCCAGTATTCGAAACATCTCAAGATTTTCTAATATTAGATGATTCTAATAAAGAAGCCGATAAAGAACTTAGAAAAAAATGGGAGATCGATTTAGACTGTGTGGTTTATGATGTGGAAGATATTGATGTTCCAAATGCCAAAAATAAGAAAAAGAAATTTTATTTTCATGATGAACGTTATCAAATATTCTCAGAAAAGAATATAGAATGGAGCACTGCCGTAGAAGGAAAATCTCACCAATTCGAAGGAACTGCTCCTTACATAAATACGGCAATTTTACCAGATCATCAAAGATGTTGTAGGGCTAATTATGCACTACGATCCATCATAGAAGAAGCAGGTATTTCTCCGGATAGTAAATCATTGTTAAAGGTAGGTGGCGGAACGATTGATGACCCATCATACACTATACAAGGCGACAGGACAATTTGGGATATAGGAACAGAAGATAATAACATTTTTTACACTTCACCCGCCTATAATACGGTTCTTGATGATATTGATTATGTTTTAAAATATTGCGGAACCAAAGAAAGAGGACCATCATTTCTTAGTCTAACCCGTTGGGCTGGTGAAGGAGCAAAGGTTTTTGAATTAAAAAGTTTAAAAAGTTATTTTGATGATGCCAAGACAGAACAAGTCGAACATTTAATTATTGAAGATGGTGTTCTAGAGGTTGGTGGAGATATAAAAAATGGTTATGTATCAACCATGAAACCTTATTTTCCTAAAGCACCTAATGACGTTAGTAATAATGTTCAGAACTTTACATCTGGTAAGGCTTCTAGAATCCATTCTTATAGATTTTCTCCTATGGTAGCTTCTGATGATTCTCGTATATGCACAACACCATTACATAATTTCGATTTCTCCAAAGGATCTTTTAATATTATGTTCAATGGTAACAAAATCGATGACGTTCATATATCTATGACCGATTATGCCAAAGATGGTTTACATTCGTTTGTAGAATCTTCCAATAAGGCGCACATCTTGATGAATATCAATCAGACTAAAAAGAAAGGTATAATGATTAATAACCATTTTGAACCTTTGCAATTTATGCCTAAATTTTTACCACAGACTAATATGATTCGTGATTTGTTATTTTTAAATGAATGTATATGTTTTACCGTCACCGGATTGACTATTAGATCTCCGGGAAGATTTTTGTTTATTGATAAATTAACCAGTAATGGTGACCCAGATCCACACGCCGATAGATTTTTAGGTCAGTGGTTTATCATTCGTGTGGTTCACTTGTTCCAACAAGGTAGATATATTTCAGAAGTCGTTGCAACAAAAGTAGATACGTTCAAAAAAATTTGGGATATGGAAGACGCAAAATATTAATGAATACACAATTTTTAAATTCATTTTCCAAAGGTTCTAAGAACTATACAGGAGATTATCCTATATATTTAGACGGGTCTATTAATTGTGTTAATGAATCTTCGTTGGTAAGCAATATATATCCTAGCGAAAAATTCACATGCGAATCTATAGGGTATTCATCTACACCATTTGGAGCATGTCCAAATGGTTCAAACAGTGTAACATATACAGATGCCGTTGGAAATCAACATATATGTTATACAAATTGCATTGTTCCTTTCGAATTTGATGGTCCTGTATATGATGTCGATTATGATAACGTTAGAAATCGAGTATGGGTTGTTGGGGAATTTTCCGAAAAAATTAAAAAGTTAGATGTTGATTTACAAGATGATACATCATTTGACCCACAACTAGCACCCACAACTAATTTTGATCAGGTGTATAGTTTGCGTTTAACTGGTGGGTGTTTTGTAGGGTCTTTTTCTAAGATTATTCCACATGTTGGAGCAACCAATGCAAGAGGGTTTCGTTATAAGTCCGATGGAGAATTTATAGATACTTTCGCAATAACTGATACACATCATGATGGTAATAGATTTAACTTTATTGTTTTAGAAAATCTTGATGTAATACATATTGGAACATATGTAAATTTTAACAGTTATAATTTGTCATCTGGTAGTAGAATTTTTACACAGAGTATGCCCGTAAACTGTCATGGTGTATTGACAAACTTCGACAGAGATAAGGTCGTATTAACAACTAGACCCACTGTTAGTGGTCCTAAAACAAACCCACTAAACCCAAGATCCTTAAAATATTTAGACGGGACATCTTTACTATTAGAACCATCGTTTACTTCTAATGGTGGAACGGGGTTGGGGGCGTCTACATTTGCAGGTCTTAACGAGTCTAATGCTAAGATAGGAACAAACCCACTGAACTCTTATATATATGTAAGCACAAATGATAATGCTAGTTGGGGTGGGACAGACTATTCTTGGAATGGTGGGTCAGCAACAAAACATACGTTTATAGCCAAGATAGGGATAGACGGTATAGAAGCTTCTGATTGGAACACTTCTGGAAATGATAGTCTTGGATATTACTATAATTGGAGTGTATTTACGGTTGATTCCAATGATAGAGTATATGTGGGAGGCTCTATAGCCGCCATCAGGGGCGTTTCTGTAGATGCTGGCAGGTTATACCGCTTACTAGAAAATGGTGATTACGACACATCCTTTTCCCACACTTTTAATGGTATGGTGAGGGGTGCATTATGGTGCGAGATTGATAATTCTCTACTTGTATGGGGGGATTTTACCGAAGTTGATGGTGATGATACGAAAAAATATCTAACAAAAATAGCTTTATGATAAGCCGAAACGATCTTAAAAAAAGAATACAGCAACACGCGAAGATAAGAGACTTGGCAACATCTAACAAGTCTATGCCGTCTATGTCCCAAATGGTCCAAAATGTTGGCCATAGTGTGGTTAAAAATGTTCGAAGTGTTGCTTCTGGAAATGCACTAAAAATATCCGAAGAGGACAAAAACTCTAGATTGGATATTTGTAAATCGTGTGAGTTCTTTGAATCTGTTAAACAACGGTGTCTCAAATGTGGGTGTTTTTTATCTGTAAAAACATATTTAAAGGCCGAAAAATGTCCAATTAATAAATGGTAATCAATAAGTTGAATCGCTCTTAAACCATTCTTCTATAATGGTTTTTGCATATCGCAATGGTTCAATTTTTAGATCTTCGTCGTCAAAGGTGGGCCAATTTATGCATAAATTGGCACGTTCTTTAATTCTTTTATTATTTTCTCTCTCGTAAACGTTGGCCGGAAGTATACCGTCTCTTTCTAAATAAACCAAAAAACCTTTAACTTCATCGGTGATCCAACTTAATTCATCTTTTTCATATTCATCATATCTAATATCTGGAACAATATCTATGTTTCCGGAAGGTTCGAACATATCAATAAAATATCGACCGCCTGTAACTTTTCTCTGAATCCTACCATACTCAACCATAATTGGCCGTATAAGAGTTTTTTCTTCATCTGTGGGGGTATGAACGTTTATTCCGAATTTAGACTCTACAAGTTCTTCTAGATCTTTCCTAACTCGATCCCCGGCAATTGATCTACGAACGGCCTTTAGATGGAATAGTCTATAAAAACATTCGATCATTGCGGTGCATAAAACATCTTTACCAACAAGACCATTTCCAGAAATTCCAATAACAAGTTTTGATTTTTGAGTCATATATGTAAGTATTTTAACATAGATGACCGATAATACAACTAATAATTCAACAGAAAGTTTGGAAAAACAAACTCTTTTACATGGATCAAAACCTTTAAATGTACTTATACAAACCTACGGGAATGATGAGGCCGAGTATAGAAAATATCTTCATATTCTTATAGATGGTGTTGATGCTGTCGGTCAATCGTACCCATACACCAATGAGGCTGGTCAATCAAACTCATATCCTGTCACAAATATTGAGTTCCAAAAAATACACCAACACGCACAATCAAAACAATATTCTGCATTCAAAACAATGACTCCTGCCGGAAAAGCGGGAGCGTTTGAACCGTATGGGACCGAAGGTGTTGTTTGTGCATTAAACCACCAAAGGTTGAGCAGTAGTCCGATAACGGGGCCTAAAAAAAACACACCATCGTTGTCAGAATTTTCATTAAATCGAATCCACCCCTTCTTTTCGGATGAAATTGATCGATATTGCACAGCAATTAAGGCTGGTGCATATCTTGCTCTACCAGCTATGGCATTTGGATCTTTACAGAGGGTTGTATCTGCACTGAGTGGTTTGGCTAGTTCGATCCAAAAGATAATGTTTAGCATATATAAGGGTGCTATAAAGGCAATCCAAGAATTTTATGCTTACGTAAATGGTGTAATTGTAAAGATGCAAAAAATGATGTTCAGTGTAATCGAACAGATCATACCATTAGATTTGATGTGTCTTATATTAGAGGCAATTCAGGTTATTGCAGATGATATAAGTTTTTTCAGCGCAATTTTTGGCCAAACAGGCCCAATTAATCAATATATTAATACGTTCCAAAACTATACTAATCGAGCCTCAACATTAGCAGGGAATCCTTTTACCACACTATCGGCATATCTACCACCCGATATTAAAAATGCTATAGATATGGTTGATCAAATTGGTTCTGATCCAAATGGGTTTTTAACCGATCAACTTACAAATTATGGATATGCTTGGGCTGTAAATGCTGTACAAGGTGATATAGCCGGGGCATTGGTTAATAAATATGGTGCTCAATATGCAGCAATTGGACCTGTTGGTAGAATATTAAATGCATCTGAAAATTATTCTAGAAACTTGGGATTTTACCCGAAGACTCCTGCGGTTATTGGTCCTAATATAACGACATCGCGTGGGGTTCCTTTAGATGGTAACTATAATACCAAAAATTCGCCGAAAGTGACAAATGAAAATATAGGAATTAAACCAAAATGAAAAAATTATACGGAAACCATTTAGGGATTGTTGTTAGTGATGCGAGTCAAGATCCTGAAAATCGAGGAAGATGTCAGGTTTTTATACCACACATATCAAATACTCTTTATAAGAACTGGAATGAAAAAATGGAAGATATTGATTTTACACATGTTGATAAAATACCAAAAGACGTTTTAAAAAGACTCAAGCAGGTTCTACCATGGGCCGAATGCGCAGCACCTATATATGGTGGGGGAACAAGTGCTTTTTATAGTGAAGGTTCTGGTAAGACCGATGTAAGTGTAGATAAGGCTTTTAACGG